GTAATCGGAGGCCGTACAGCTATTAACGAGTTGATGGTATTATAATGAGAAGGATGAATGACAGAGATAACGTAGAAGTAAGCTACGACACCTTGGAGAACTTACCAGAAGGAATCTCCAAGGGTTTGGTTGACTATGAGGTTGACTATGAGGTTGTGAAGCCTATTAGTAAGCACGCTGAGCGTAAAGCTACACCAGTATTTACTGGGGTTCTTAAATACTTCCCTAAGGCTATTAAGTACGTAAGCCAAGTTAGTAAAGCTGGTAATGACCAACACCATCCAGACAAGCCCCTTCATTGGGATAAAAGCAAGTCAACTGATGAGCCTGATGCATTAGTAAGACATCTAATCGACCACAGTATTAACCCTGTAGATGATGACGGTATGCTGCACGCTGGCAAAGTTGCTTGGAGAGCCCTCGCACTCCTAGAGCGTTATCTAGATGACAACCCCCAATAGGTTCTTATTTAGAATCAATATAAATAAGCATAATTACTAAAAAAGTTTTGGTAGTTATGCTTTTTTGTGTATATTTGTACCAACAAAGAGAGAGATATGATACTTATAATAAACAACAAAGGGAATAGAGCTAACCTCGGAGAAGGCAATTGGTTTGCCTACAACAACGTAAGTGGTAAGTTAATTTCCTGCAGATATAAGTACGAAGCTCAACAAATAGTTAACAACCCACAAGAGTGGGATATTTAAAAACAATCAAAATGAATACATACTTAAGTACAATAAATTCAATCGAGGACACATACTCACAATACGATTTCACTTACAACTCTAATTTAATTTAATATGAAGAATAGAATAATTTACACGCTAGGAGCTATATTAGTAGCCTTTGAACTATACGTAGGATATCACATTCTAATATCAACACTGTAATGCAGTTGCTAGACCACACTACAGCAGACAAACAAGAGCTGCTTACTAAGATGGTAGATGACGGGTTTTACTATACCGTTATGGGTTTAGACAAATGCCTATCCTACAGCTCTATTAAGTGGCTTTTAAAAAGCCCTAAGTGGTTCGCTTATAAGAAGCGTAAGCCAGACCCAGAGACTCAAGCGTTAAGAGACGGACGTCTTGTTCACGCTGAGATACTAGAGCCTCAGAAGTACGACACATTTAACTTTGTAGATGTATCATCTAAGAACACCAAGAAGTGGAAGTTAGCTGTTGAGGAGTCAGGTAAGGCCAATACATTCACCTTAAAGGAGAAGTATATGAATACACGCATATCTACTGCTTTTCTACAGAACGATAGATGTGTAAGCTTTATGCAGGGTGCAGAGACAGAAGTTCCAGCTCTTGAGGAGATACACGGAATACCAGTAAGAGGCAAAGCTGATATATATAAGGCTGGGGAGTTCGTTGCTGACGTAAAGACTACTAACGACGGTCTGAAAGATGTTGAGCTTAAGAACGGCAAAGTCACTAATCAGTTTAAGTTCACTATCTCTAAGTATGACTATGACTTACAGGCCTACCTATACACTCAACTGTTCAATGTGCCAGACTTCTACTGGTTGGTAATAGACAAGACCACTACTGACATAGGTGTCTTTAAAGCATCTCAAGAAACTCTTAAGATGGGTCAGCTAAAACTTCAGGCTGCTATGCAAACATATGAAGCATTTTTCATTGATGAGTTAATTGACTTATCACAATACTACAAAGAAGATGAGCTATAATATCACAGATAACGAGATGTATAAATTGGTACTCGAGAATACCTACCTATCACTTGCGCAAGGAATGGGTGAGGAGATGATGGAGTCAATATGCGAAGTATATGAGGAGGATGAGAACTACGAAGCCTGCGCTGCTATTATGGTAGCTATTGAGAACTGGAAAGCTGCAGGTTCACCTACTAATGTTAACACTATTTGGTAAATCCAAATAAATTACGTATATTCGCAATATGAGAAACTTAAAACAGCTACAGTATAACGCATCAATGGAGACCGCACTAACTACGGTTAAGATATGGCTAGATGCACGACCTGACAACAAAGAGCTTATTGAGCTTACTAAATGTCTAACTGATATATACTTCTACGTAAATAGTCTCGAGCTAGAACGCAAAGGATTTAACTCTGCAATAGATGCCCTTAGAGCAGATAGAAATCAATTCGCTAAGCAGGCTCAGGCAGTACAAGAGGAGGAGAAGGCCGCCTCTGTAGCTGAAAAGTTCTCAAGGGAAACGTCAGATGACATCAATGAACGATTAAACAATTTACTATGAAGTCAAAAGAAAGAGATTTAATGTATAAGTTAAGTACGATAACCAATAGAAACTTCTGGGAAGCTCCCAACCAATATAGTTACTACGACTGCGAAACGTCTAACGCTATAGTGGAACTCAAGGTAAGAGGTAAAGTGTATGCTGAGAAGCTTATAGAGCTATCTAAAATGGCTAGAAACTTACAGTTAGCTGAGGAGCTAGGTAAGAGCTTCGTTTATGTAGTACAAGACCCTTCAGGTATCTACTACGCTAACGTGTCTGAGATGTCTAGACAGATACTAATGAAAGAACCCTCAATGATTCCCTGCCCTGTCACTACTGAGTTTGGCAATAGTAAGATTATAGAGAAAGCCTGTTACACAATTAAAATGAATAAAATACAATGAGAACTAAATTATTATACATAGCCCTTGCGCTAGGAGTTGCTTGTTCAGCTCAAAAACTACACAACAAAACAATTGACACTACCATCAAGTATATAGAGCAGAGAGCCAACTTAGGTGAGGAGAATGACTGTAGCGTCAGAGCCTTGTCAGTTGCTATGAATCTACCATACTACAAGACTATGGAAAGAACAATGGAGTTCGGAAGGGTTAAAGGAGAAGGTATGCCACTAAGAGGAGTGTATGACCTAATCAAGAAGTATCATTCAGATATATACTTAGGTATGGCTAGGATATACGGAGCTAACGCTTATGAGTTCGTAAACAATGGGGCTGAAGTAGGAAACTCTTATCTATTGATAGCTACTGACCACATAGTAGCATTAAAATACGATATTGATACTAACAAGTGGTATCTATACGGAAACTGGGGAGACACAAGACGCCCTTACATATTAGCAATTAAATTAAAAGAAAATGACTAACATACTAAAAGTATTAGCAGACGCTAAGGTGGAATTATTAAAAGCAGAGGAGGAAAACAGAAAAGACCCTAAGAGCGTTCAAAAGCGTAAGATGGTGATGTACTGGTACAATAACGTACAAAGGTTAGAAGCACTACTAAGTTAGTAGAAAGTGTCTTAAAACAGCTTTAAATGCCCTTAGATGTAATGTCTGAGGGTTTTTTTATTCAAGATAGTTACAATACCTTATTTAGACTGTTTTTAAATAAAGAATAATCAAGATAAATCAAATGGCTGGTAAAAAGAAAGATGAAGGACAAGAGTACAGCTCCAACTGGGGAGGTGCGAGAGCCAATGCTGGTAGACCTAAGAAGGAATACATCGAGAACGTTAAGGAGATTATGTCTGAGCATATAGACCAAGATATGGTAATGGAGAAGCTAGGAGAGCTTATTCAGAAAGGTGACTATAGAGCTATAGAGATGTTTATGAAGTACGTACACGGTACTCCTAAGCAGACTATGGATGTATCAATGGACGCTAAGCAGGATATCAACTTCACGTTAAGTAACCTAATCAACTTTAAGGACAAGGAGTGATAACCCTCAACGATAAATATAAACCTCTTATTCAAGACCCCAGCAGATACTTCGTACTGACTGGTGGCCGTGGCTCTGGTAAATCATATAGTGTTAACCTAATGGCCTTATTCCTTACATTCGAGAAGGAGCAGAACATTCTATTCACACGATATACAATGACCTCAGCATACACGTCTATCATTCCCGAGTTTACTGATAAGATAGAAGAGCTAGGCTTAGAGGAGTACTTCGACGTTAATAGGACTGAGATAACCAATAGGGTCACAGGTAATAGGATATACTTCAAGGGTCTTAAGACAGGCTCAGGTAATCAAACGGCAGCACTTAAGTCGTTAGCTAATATTACAACTTGGATATGTGATGAAGCGGAGGAGATACCCGATAACAACCTATTCACTAAGATAGACTACTCTATCCGTGCTAAGGATATACAAAACAGAGTTATTCTAGTATTGAACCCAGCTACTAAGGAGCATTGGATATACAAGAGATTCTTTCAGGAGGCTGGAGTAAATGCATCTACTAACGCTACTGTAGCAGATACTACTTACATACATACTACCTATCTAGATAATATAGATAACCTAGGAGAGAGCTTCCTTCAGTCAATGGAGGTAATGAAAGAACGTAGGCCTAGTGAGTATAGCCACACTATACTAGGGGGCTGGAGAGAAAAAGCTGAAGGAGTTATCTTTACTAACTGGAGTATAGGTGAGTATAAGAGTCAAGGTATAGATGTGCTAGGGGCAGATT